ATGTTGCGGCGGTTAACGATAGATTTTCCCCCCCCCTACCCTACCGTGCGCCTCACGCCCTGACTTAGAAGCGTGACACGTCACACACAGCGCCTGCCGATTGCTCCAGCACCACGGATCACCACCTTGCCTGATTGGCTTGACGTGATCGCTTACAGTAGATGCGACTACTCGACCAGCACGCTCACACTCAGCGCAGAGAGGATACGCTTGCAGGTGCAAGCGGCGATCCTTACGCCATCGGGAAGAGTTGTAATCGAATGAATCATCTTCCATTCGATCTCTTTTTGCCTTCCTTTCTGGCAGAAACGGGCGCTTAGGCGAGCGTTTAGGTATTACAGGCATTTGAGTTTTGTTTTAGCAAACTCGGGGCCAATATACGCACAAACGCACAATACGCTGATTATGCTCATTGTGCGTTTGTGTTTTATCTTTAGAGTCCCTCGCTGCCTGTGGCGAGGGATTTCTATTTACATTAGCATTCATAGCGCCACGCAGGCGCTATAAAGCAGGCGGCTTCAATATGTTTGCCGCCGCTAAAACGCGCTAAAACCCAAGCAAGGTTTTAGCAAAATTTAACACAATGGCAATAAATTTCCGAATCGTTACTCTTCCTCGACCCCGATCTGACGGCAAACTTACCGTATATTTTCGGGTAACCTGTAACAAAAAGGTGACATACCAAGGCCTTGCCCGGTATGTGCTGCCCGAGGAATGGGACGCAGCAAGCAGCCGATTCACCAAGGTGTACAAAGATCACAAGTCCGACAACGACATCCTGCGCATGTACGAACAGCGCGCATCCGATCTTTTGCGCGAATACGAGCGAGACAGCGTGCCATTCGACGCATCGAAATTCATCAAAGACATTTTTCAGCCCAAGCAACAGCGCAGCATTGTCCCAACCCTGCTACAGCAGTACTGCGATGCCATCGCAGAAACCATGGTGGCAGAAAACCGGTACGGCAACTCAGAGGTCTACAGGAACCTTGCCCAGATGATACGAAACTACCAGCCCAAAACGATGCTTTCGGACATATCACACGCTTGGCTGTCCAGGTTCGAGCACTACCTCAGAGCCACACGCAAGCAGAAGCCCGGCACAATTGACTACTACCTGCGCACCCTACGCGCCGTGTGCAACCGCGCCCGAAAAGAAGAACTTGCCACAGCAAACTGGAAACCATTCGCAGGATACAGCACAGCACACTTGCGGGAACCAACCGCCAAGCGTGCGCTAAGCATGACCGATGCACAGCGAATCATATCAGAAACACCAACAACCAGCCAAGAAGCCATCGCAATTGATCTCTTCCGCTTCTCCCTCTTTTCGAGAGGTATGAACCTGGTAGATATGGCCTACCTCACACACGAAAAAATCCGCGACGGACGCATCGAGTACGAACGACGCAAAACCGGTGCGCACTACTCCATCGCGCTCAACGAGCACACCCAGGCAATCATTGAGCGATACCGTGATCCCGAAAGCCCGTACTGCCTGCCGGTGCTCGCGATGTATCACGCTACACCAAAGCAGCAGCGCGAGCGGATACACCGCGTCACCAAGTTTGTCAACAAGGCCCTGCGAAACATCGCCAGGCGCATAGGAATACCCGCCGAGCGGCTCACACTCTACTCGGCCCGCCACACATACGCCACCGCGCTCAAAGAGCGAGGCGTGTCCGTCGAAGTCATATCCCAAAGCCTTGGGCACGCCGACCTGCGTACTACCCAGATATACCTCAAGTCGTTTGAGAAAAAAGTACTTGACGACGCCGACAAATTGCTGCTGTGACCATTTTGCTGACGTCAACAAAATGGTCACAGCAGCACAGATGTAGTAGGTACGTGTAGTAACTACACCAGCCACACTACCCTACCCTTCGTCTACCTTCTTTTTCGGTGCGCCGCCGATCAGGTCACGCTTCCAATATGCGTACTCCTCTCGACTCGGCCAGGCAAGTATCAGTATGGCGCCCACAAAAGGCGTAGTAAGCAGGGCCAGCACTACGCCGATACCAGGGCCGCATGTGCGCTGGTCGGCAGCATATCCTACAGCGGCTACGCCGAGCAGGTAAGCTAGTAAAAGTAAATCGTTCATGTACCTATCGTTTTTCAGTTAATCGTTCGATTATCGCCAGCAGCCGCCCCCTGTCCTCGTGGTGCTGCCTGTCCTTTTCCACCCGCTCCGCATGATGCCGCTTGTCCTTTTCTTCCAGGTACCGCAGTACCTCAGCAGCCGTCATGCCCTCCACCTCCCGCTTCATAGCCTCGTACCGCGCCGGAGGCTCATTAACCACGCTCTCTCCTTCGCCCACCTCCCCATCCCTGAAAACCGACTCCGGCACTTGAAACAACCTGGCCGCGCGGCGGCGGATATTTTCGGTCAACAGTTCGCTTTTGTAAAGCCTTGACAAGTAACTCGCGTTGATTTCAAGGCCCTTGCAAATGTCTGATGCAGATAATTTGCTGCGGTGGGCAAGGATCATCAAGACCTCGCCATGTGTAAATTTTTGACTTGTATCCATGCGCTATTGTCGCTTTCGCGACATTTTCGGATTAAAAGTGTAAAAATTGCACACAACATTTTCAAAAGTGCAAAACATGCACTTACATTTGCCATACAATTTAACACACGCCGCAAATATGCGGAAATTGATTTGACAAAAGCAAATATGATCTCAAAACAGGAGCGGACGGAATTGAAGGCGCGCATCGCCAGGGGCGATTACCGGCGCGCGGCGAAGTTGTACAAGGCCATGACGGGCAAGGAGGTTTCGGCCCAGTATCTGGAGCACTACCTTCACGACCGCCGCGAGGTGACCGGCCTTTCGGGTAGGCACTCGGGCACCGACATGTACAACGCGCTCTACATCACCGTAGAGAGCCGCGAAGCGCGGGAGCGCATGGAAATGAAAATGGTGGCCCTGTACCGAGCTAACGTGGCAATACTGGCAGCAGCATTTTAGTGGTTATTTTTTGTCATGATTTGGTGATTGATCAGGCCCGGGCATTTTTTCGGCCCGGGCATTTTTTAGAAGACTTTTCAGAGGAAGATTCGGTTCATTGGAGGGCACCCCGCGGCGCAAGGCCGCATCCCTCGGGAAACAACTGTTGTATGGCCCCGGCAAAAGCGCCGGGGCAAATTTCCGGCCATGTACGATAGCGGTAGTCTACTCGCCTTGTAAGCGAGGAGCCGGGGTTCGAATCCTCGCACGGCCTCTTTTCATGAGATTTACTTAGTGAAGCACCCTGCAGGCGCAAACGAGCGCCTGCAGGACTTACATCACATTGCCAAAACGCAACAATGCAACCACCGTCATCACCAGCATACTTCGCCGTCATCCCGGCAAAAGTCAGATACGACCGCCACATCAGCGACGGCGCCAAACTGCTCTACGCAGAGATCACATCGCTGTGTGATGAGAACGGATATTGCTGGGCGACGAACCAATATTTTGCCGACCTCTACGGCAAGAGTCGCGACACCATCAGCCGCTGGATGGCCGAACTGTCCAGGGCCGAACACATTGCCTACATCGTAGATTCAGCGGCAGGAAGTTCCCGGAAAATATGGCTCCGCGAGGCCATCCAAAAGCAACAAGACCCTATCGGCAAAAATGCCGATACCCTATCGGCAAAAATGCCGATACCTATCGGCAAAAATGCCGATACCCTATCGGCAAAAATGCCGATACCTATGGGCAAAAATGCCGCGACCATCGGCAAAAATGCCGATACCCACACCTTAATTAATTCTTCTTATAGTGTAGTAAGTAAGGATAATAAGTACAATAGTTTAACTACACTACGTGACGACGAAAAAATCGTCGCCGAAAAAATCAAAAAAAACGCCGACCAAGGCCCTCAAATCCCCCCCCAAAATTCCGCGGCGCCCCCCCACCCTTCCGGCCCGAAAGCAGGGTTAGACATCGCCGCAGAAATAGCCGAAATGCTTCGCGATTTTCGCTGCATTGAGCGGGCCAAGATGCAGTACGGAATCGAGGCCGGCCAGATGGGCCACCTGGCCAGAATCTTTGCCCTGAAACTCGGCAGCGAAGGCCATCACCCGCAAAACCGCCGCGACTTTCGCAATCACTTTTTCAACTGGGCAGCGCTCGAAGTCAAGCGACTTGCCCAACTCTCCCCCACCCCGCGAACCACAGCAGCAAAAAATCGCGCAACAATTCAGCACTTCAATGACACAGAAAAAAGAGACACCATCCCGCCGCAAAAATTTTGAACCTGGCGGCGGCGCGCAGTACATCTGCCGACAACTCGACGAAGCCCGGCGCCTCATGCACCTCACGCCATTCCAACGAGACATGCTTCGCCCAATCCTCGAAAACGTACACAACCACGGAAAAAAAACAGCCACCGATGCACGACAATCGCAACATTGACCAACTCGCCGAAGAACTCGCCGGAGGTCTGTCGCTCGACGAACTGCGCCTTCGGCAAAACCCCGAGGCCATCGCAGAGCGCCGCAGAGCGCCGCAGAGCGCAGAGCAGCGCGAAGCCCTTGCCGAATACTGGCAGAGGGTATTCGAGCAGCCTGTGCGGCCTCTGGTGGCGGCACACACCCGCCGATTCGAGCAGGAGATGGATTACGAAACCGCCCGAAAGCGCTTTTTCGCCCTTATGAAACTTCTCGCTGCACACATCGCCATGAATCGAAATCACCCCGAGTGGGACTGGGACTACACGCACGGCAACTTTGCCGCCAACATCACCGCCCTGCTCAAGTACTTCATCAACGACCCAACCGGCCCGCTATCCCTGGCAAAAGGGGTGTTTGTTTTCGGAAAGCCCGGCACCGGCAAAACCAAAGTACTGGAGACCCTGGAGCGTTTCTGCAAGCAGGAGAACCTGACCAAGCAGTTTACCATGTGCAGCATGGCGAAGGCATACGAAGACACCCGGGCCGACAAGGACTACAACCCCATCGCAGCGCACCTCCAGTTCGACCGCTGCTTCGATGAGTTCGCCCGACACGTAGGCCCCGTGCTGCGCTTCGGCGACCCCCTCGATGTGAACGAGGCCATCATCGAAGCCCGGTATACGCGCTACCAGCGCTACGGGCAACTCACACACTTCATCAGCAATGGACAGCCGAACGAATGCCTGTCCCTGCTTTCACCCATGATCGCCGACCGCCTGCGGAGCATGTGCTCCAGCGTGCACTTTTCCGGCGAAAGCAAACGATAGCCTATATGAGGAAAAAGACAGAATCAGCCACTCAAATCGGATGCGTGCTCTGGTTTCGCATGACCTACCGGCCCATAGCCAACCTGCTCATCAGCATTCCGAACGGCAGCCGCCTTGCCGGAACGCAGGGGCAGCGAGCAGCCCAGTGGGCGCGGCTCAAGCGAGAAGGTGCCAAGTCGGGAGCGCCCGATCTGGTACTGTTCGTGCCCAGCATTCACCACCACGGACTTATGATCGAAATGAAAACCAAAACCGGCCGGCAGACCGAAAACCAGTCCCGTTTTCAGGAAGCCGCCACAGCACGCGGCTACGCGTACTGCGTGTGCCGCTCGCTGGAGGATTTCCAGCGCGTGGTGCGGAATTACCTGATTGGAACACCTTACGACATCGCATACGCCTAACCAATGCAGCCTATCTGCTCACATCTGAAAAATGCTACACATCGCACCCATCATCATCACCATGACGGCCCTGCTGTTCGCTGCGCCTATCCTCGGGCACCGAATCGCAGTACGCCGCCAACAACGCCGCCAACCATGAAGTACCACCACATCGAGGCATTCATTCAGAAGCACAGTACGCGAGCGGAGCGCCGCTCACTAACCGATCCTCCCCCACCGCCGGCAGACATTCCTTTTCAAGACATTGACCGCATCCGGCGCGGCATGCAGGACAGCGTAATAAACGGCACATTTCAGGTGCCTGGTGCCATTATGAAACACCTTCGTGAAGATGCCCAACGCGCCATGCGCGCCGATGCCTTCGAAATCAAATCAGCCACGCCCGCCCAAGGCGCAGAAGATACTTTTATTCATATCACAAAACAACAGGCATACCTATGAACGACGCTAAACCGCTCATCCTTACCAGCCCCGAGGAAATCGCGCGCCTGCTGCAGCCACACCTCGAAGCGCTTGTCAACGAACTGGCCAACAAGGCCAACAGCCGGGCCGGCAACCCGGGCCGGCTCCTGCCCTACAAGGAGGCCATGCAATACCTCGGCATGAAACCAACCATGTTTAGCACCTTGGTTGGACGAGGCGATATCCCGCACGTGCCAGTCGGGCGCACCAAAAAGTTCCGGGTTGCAGACCTGGACAAATTCCAGGGCTACGACCCCAAAGCCGAAAAACAACGTGTTTTTGCTCAAGATCTGGAAAACATACTTGCTCGCAGCCGCCGCCGTAAAAAAATATGAAATACACAGAAACAGAACTCCGCCTCATGCGCGCCTGGTATCCGCAGATCGGCGCTACCGGCATGGTGCGCCTTATGCGCTATGAACTTGGCATCGAGCGCAGCCCGAAAAGCATCATGCAAAAAGCCGCCAAAATGGGCCTGCGCTACACCGGCCCCAAAAAATGCTTGTTCACCAGCCAAAGGGCGCCCTGGAACAAAGGCGTCAAAATGTGGCCCGAGTGGAAGGCCAAGTGCGCGCCCGGCATGTTCAAGCCCGGGCACATATGCCCCAACCGCGTCAAGCACGACGGAGCCATCACCATCCGCGACCGGAATCGAACCCCTACCCCATACATCCGGCTGGCCATGGGCAAGTGGGCGCCATTGGCCCGGCACAACTGGGAACAGGCGAACGGCCCCATACCACCCGGCTACATCATCAAGCCCCGCGACGGGAACTCGCTCAACTGCGATGCCGACAACCTCTACATCATCAGCCGGGCACAGAACCTTGAAAACAACCACAACCGGAAAAAAGCAGCCGAAAGCATCCGCCGGGCATGGGATCGCCGAAAGATCGAGGCTGCCGGGTCATTCATTGATGCCGTACTTCAATGCCGGATATGAAAGCACTACTCTTCATCCTGTTCCTGCTGCTGATGTGGGCGCTTGCCCAGATCACCGGCACCCAACGCCGATGACACACCACGAAATCATGGCATACCTGCTTGCAGCGCTCGCACTCGGGCTGCCGCTTGGCTGGTGGCATCACATCCAAAAGCGATACGGTCACCGAAAATGAACATCTACATCCTGCAAGACATCGCCGTATTCCCCAACCTGCCAGCAGCCCGCAATGGCCATTTTGGCGTACACGTCGAGCAGAGCGTAAAAGCCTACAGCACGCTCGAACTGCTCACCAGCGACAACAACCTGCCCGGCATTGAAGAATCCGCCCTACCCTGCTACACCGAGTGTGGCAAGTATGTATTCAAGACCCGCCTGCATCGTCAGGCGAATCGCCGCCCGGTGGCATTTCAGCCTGCGTCGGCAGAATCCAGAAACGCGTGACCGTTTCCACGCCGTAGCGGCCCGGCGCGTACTTGTCCAGTATTGCTCGTATGCGCTCCACGTCCAGACCAATCACCGTACCGCTCGCGCGCTTGCGCAAGCCTTTCCGATCCCGGTTTGCAGTGATGACCCGGTTTTTTTCATGCCACTCCAGCCGATGTTTGATCTGCTGGTATACCACCCGGTAGAAATCGTCCCAGGCTTCCTCCGGGGTCAGAAAATGAATGTCATTTTGTTCTTCCATGCGGGCAAAGTTCGGGCAGTGTATCGCGTTACAAAAATATTTGTGCTTTTTCTTGCTTTGTGCATCGCGTTACACATACATTTGCCGCATATATTCCGTTCACCGTCGCGGGTATTTTTTCAGATTTCCCATATATGGAAAATCTGCGGAAAATCTGCGGAAAAACAGCATCGCCGCTATGGCAAATCAAGTAATCAACCCTGCGGAAAACTCCCGGAAAATCGACCGGATCGTACTCCTGTCGGAGCGCGTGTTCATTATCGTATCTATCCTCATCACCAGCGCCGGTTTTTTCGTGTTCGGGCGCAGCATGGCAGCGCAGTACATTGACTGGCCTTGGCTCTGCACCGCCATCGGCATCATGTGCGCCGTCATCGCCGGCTTTGTCACCGATCTGGCATTCAGGAACTTCCTCGAAGAAGTGGTATACGAGCCGCTCGCCTGGCTGCACCCGTATTCGGTCAAGTACGCCGAGCACTGGTACTTCAAGGTGCTCAAGTCCACCAAGTGGTTTATCCTGACTACCGTCGTCGTCGTGCTGTTTCTTGCGGATTACTACAGCGTAGCCCTCACACGCGGCCCGCTCGGCAGCGAGGCCCGGCAGACGGAAACAACCGACATCACAGCCGTCACCGCATCAGTCAGCACCCAGTACGGCGCCGCGGCGGCGCCGCTGGCCGCGCAAATCAAAACCCTCAAGGCAGACATCAGCGCAGCCGAGCGCCGCACGGAGTCCGCCAACGCCAGCCTTGCCAGCCTTGCAGCCAACGGCAACGGCTGGGCAAAGCAGCAACTGGCCAAGAAAAAAGCATCGGCTACCAAATCACTGAAAAAAGAACTCGACGCCACACAGAGCGCCTACACCGCCGCCCTGAACGGGCAAGTACAAGCCGTCAACCAGACCACCGAAGCCGTCAACCGCCGCAACGCCACTATTGAGGCCGACAACATGGCCAAGCGCCAAAGCATCGAGACCATGTACTTCGGCGCCGGCGTACTGTTCAAGGGTCTCACCGTTTTGTTCCGCATTTTCCTCGTCATATCCTTTCTTGCCAAATCGCCCACACTCGACGCAAACGGCGACGGCACCGTGGACGGGCGCGACGTGACCGCCGCAGCAGGCAGCCCAGATACGTCTTTTCGGTAAGCCCACCTCCCGCCGCCGGTGGGGTAGGGCCGCAAGCATGGGCGGAACTTGAACCAGAGCCTGTGACGGCTACGGCAGAACAAATCGCGCAGCGCATAGACGCGCTGCTCATCGCATCCCGCTACGCAGCGGACGACACACAAAAAAAACAGATCACCCAGCGCATAGACGCGCTACAAATCGCTACAAACTATGCCGAATAAAACAATCGAAGACCTGCTGCGCGAGCGCGACCAGGTTCTTGCGGCATCCCGTCTGCCGGGCATTCCCGCCGACGAACGCTTGATCTACACGCAGACCATCATGGCCATAGACAAGGCCATCGAAGCAAAAAAAGCATCCGCACGCACCACTACTGAGCCGCCATCGGCACCGAATGCAATACCTACACCGCCGCCACAATCCTTTCCCGCTGAGCAGGTGTATTCCAACGCGCACGTGCATACGCCGCCTCGCAGACAAGCCCAGCGACCGGAGCCAGAAGATGCCGAATGCGTCCCAATCGTGCATGCTGACATAAGCACCGGCATGAAACGCGTTAAAATAGAGTGGGGCCACGGCAAAGCCGACATCCTTACCGAAGGCGAAGCACGCAGCCGGTTCACTACCGCTTTGCGCGACCTTGCAGAATCCCGCATGGCCAGAATGGAGCGCTGGGACGATGTAGAGCGATACGTCTCTTTCCAAAGGGCCGTCGCCTACTACGAAGCGCTCACGGAGTTCTGGGAGGCTCCACCAAGCGCCGGCCAGTTGGGCATTGCCCCGCTTGGAAAAGTTCGCACCGAGATTTTTTCACGCATTCAACAGGCGGCATGAAATACAGACCGATTCTTTTTTCTGGCCCTATGGTGCTGGCCATCCTTGACGGCCGAAAGACGCAAACGCGTCGAATCATCAAGTTGCCCGCCGACTGGGACGGTGACAAAATTTTCGATAATTACCCATTTGGAGTGAAATACTCTGCCGGCGACCTTGTCCATCGCCTGTATCCCAAGTGGGAAGTTGGCGACCGGCTATGGGTGCGCGAGACGTGGCGCCCGAAATCGCATTCTTTTCCAATCGGAAGTCCTTATGAATATCGGGCTACAGATGCTGATTTCGTGCCAGATGATATTCCGTGGAAGCCTTCTATCTTCATGCCCCGCTCCGCCTCGCGCATCACGCTTGAGGTGACAGACGTGCGTGCCGAGCGCGTTGCAGAAATCTGTGCAGCCGATATTGTACAAGAGGGTCTGCCGTTTCGGGACAATACATTTTCTACCCTCAACGACTTCCGGGATATGTGGAAAGACATAAACGGCCCAGAATCCTGGAGGTCAAACCCTTGGGTCTGGGTCATCACCTTCAAGCCCGTCGAGCCATGACCACCCACCAGCGCATTCTCATCCTCATCATCATCGCCGTATTTTCGGCCTTTATTTGGAAAGGCGGCTGGGCGGCGTGGATGTTGTGTTTTTTTGACTTTGTAAATTCAAAAAAATGACTGATATCACAGTGCATAAATTTCAAAAAATGACTGATTCCGCGATGATCGCTCATTTACGCAAGTTACAGATCGCAATACAAAAACCAAGACGCATTTGCCCATGCAGAGTACAGACTTGCTCTCATGCAAGGAGCAAAATATATGCAAACAGGCAAATTGTCTGCGTTTACATCTTCGCCAGCATAACTGCGGCTTGTACGCCGCGCCGCGCTTAGCGGTCGGTGTACGGGCAAGCATGATTAGCCTGTCAATATTTTTTTTAAAAAAAAGTAAATAAAAGTATTGACAAGTAAATAAAAGTGTTTACCTTTGTAGGGTCAATTAGACATCACAATAAATACAACGGTCATGGCTCACCCTACGGACTTTGGATTTGAATATTGCAAAGCAAAGGATCAAGACCTTACAATTGAGCAGTTTAATACCTGGAGAAGCCAATACCTGGCGGCTCAGTCTGTTGAGGCAACCAAATATATGAGCCCAGGCGAAATCGCTTGCTCCCGTAGGTTGCAAGAGATGGTATCAGACGCCATGCGCATCATCGAGGCTTGCGCAAGCCGAGGCATCGAGGCGCGTATGTCAACTAGCAAAAACGCGGCGGGAGCATCTGTCTATGTTACATTCAATGGCAACAATGTTCGGCTGTCGGATCACGACTGCCAGCGGGCGCAAGGTGTTTACATCAAATTATTTTACCCCTGCACCAAACAGGTGCAGGAATTTATTGAAAAAATATGAAATCAGGTCAAATTATAGCCGAAATCCGCAAGTTCCGGGGCAAAACCCGCCAGGAACTTGCGGATGCGCTGGGCGTCACCAGGCAAAGAATGGGAGCTATTGAATCCGCCGGCGATGTTTCATTTTCAACACTCCAGCGCGTGTGCTCCGCGCTGGAGTTTGAAATCTTTGCGTACCCCCGCGAATCGCGCCCGCCTAAGCAGGCGGCAGACATCACACTTTCTGATCCGGGCTAACTGATGCACTGCCGACGTGCGACTGAAAAGGAATGGAACAAAAACAGGCATATACTCGGCATCATGGCAACAATAGACAGCCGATGCCGGATTGCTGACCGCCTTAATTAGCGGCTAACCATGCTTACCCGAACCTTGCCCTAAACAATAATAAAGTGCGCAAAAATCCAGCAGGACGGCTTCACGCGTGAAATCCTGCGATACCGAGGGGGAACGAGCCGATACAAACGCCCCGTCATTTTTGCCCCGCTTGGCGCCTGCCACAGTGGGGCTTTTCATTTTTCCCCAATTCGCAATTTCGGAAAAGCCATTTGCAACTGGAACTGGAGGGCCCGCACTTCCACCTGGAGCGCGGCACGCTCGGCATCGCACTTGCGCACCTCCATTACCAACGCATCGTTTCGATTTTCTACGAGTGCGATTTTCCCCTCAAGTTTTTCAATTTGGCCGGTACCGACCTTCCAGATCATCACCAGCCCGAAGGATAGCATCAACACCTGGCTTGCTTGCCGCTTCAACCAGTCAAGCAAGATTTTATAGAGGTCTAACATGACATCAATTTTTTCGTTATCTGCCATAGCACACAGGTTAGAACACAATTTGTTCTAATCGCGTGCCAAATTTTTTTAGGTGATCGTGAAGGTTACGCCGCTATTTTCGGTGATTCCGCTCAAGTAGTCGTCCACCGCCTGCTCGCATTGGTTGTAGAACACCTCCACGTCCGTCGAGCCGGTGCCGGTGAAGGCATCTACCTCAGCGTATGTCAGTTCGAGTATGGCGCTGCCTACAACGGTTCCGGCATCCACTCTCACGTCCATCTGAACGCGAACCATACCAGAATCGTCATGCACAGTTGGAGTGCACAATATGTCGAGGCTTTCGAAAAAAACCTTTCTGCCTTCCTCCAGTGTGTACGATGCGTTTGCGGTGATCATGTTTCGAATGTGGTTAGTACCCGATGACGACGAAATACAGCGCGTAAGCCGTCGAAGCCGATAGCGTGCCGTTGGCTGCTACCGTAAACGACGTGTTTCCGCTGGCCGATATCCTGAACTTTGAGATATCGGTAGCCGTTTGCTGGTTTGCGGCGCAAAATACCGGGATTATGAATGTAGGGAAAGCCGTAGCAGGCGTGACGGTGAAAATTGTTGCATTTGCCGCCGGGCTTGTTCCTGTGGTGAAGCCGTAGAAAAACCCGTTTTGCCCACCCAACACCGATATACCGGTCGGAGTGGTGCCCATGCCGGTGCCAGGAGTCACGGTAGGCACCGCGTTGGTGTTCACGAATGTGCGCGAGCGTGTGGTGTTGGCTACATCGAGGTCGTATGCCGGTGCATCATTGTTTATGCCGATCCGAGGCGGGGTATTGTTCGTGATCGTGATGCCGCTGTTGTTCGGTGTCGCGCTCGGCGTAGCGGCATATTTCAACTTGAACTTGTCTGAGTCGCTGTTGTCAAGCCCCATAGATACCGTGGATCCGCCGCTTACACTGAATTGCATTAGCGGGTCGCCGCCTGTTGCGCCGCCGGTTACAAGTTGCAGAATCACGTTCGAGGCAGCGTTCGCTTGGTTCGCATTGCTGATCACGCAATTGAGGTTATTTCCTACATTCCCTGCGATGCGCAAGGCTTCGTCCGAAAGGCCTGTCGTGGGTAATCCTACCTGCAACCGTGCAGTAGGTATACCTGTGCCAAGGCCGAGCCGATCATTTGTAGCGTCCCAGAACAGCGGAAAATCGTCGCTACTCAAGTTGCTCGCGCTTGTCCAATATGCGATCCTTCCGGCGGCGCCGCTACCGGTCAAGCCGCCACTTCCTTGCGGCCCCTGGAATCCTTGCGGCCCTTGTGATCCGGTGGCGCCCTGTACACCTTGCGTACCCTGATTGCCCTGCGGCCCGGTAGCACCGGTGGCACCCTGAACACCTTGCGTACCCTGGTTGCCTTGCGGCCCGGTAGCGCCGGTGGCGCCCTGTGCACCTTGCGTACCCTGTGCGCCCTGCGGCCCGGTAGCGCCCGTGGCGCCCTGTGCACCTTGCGTACCCTGTGCGCCCTGCGGCCCGGTAGCGCCCGTGGCGCCCTGAACACCTTGCGTACCTTGTGCACCCTGCGGCCCGGTAGCGCCGGTGGCGCCTTGAACACCTTGCGCACCTTGGGCACCCTGTGGGCCATCCCCTGGCGGGCCTTCCTGCCAACCGGTAACGGTGTCATACGTAAGCACCCACCCTTGGTTGGTCCCGGCGTATGGTTCCCAGACCTGATCTGCATCATTCCAGATAAGCACATCCCCCGGGCTTGTTCCAACAGGCAAACTTGCGGAATCTCCGCCCTGCTTGGTGTACTTATTGAGAGGCCCGTACAGGATCAACGCGCCTGTTGGTATGTCCTCTACGGTTGTACTGCTAACCGAAAGCGAGGTGTCGCCATCGGCCGCATCGTCAGAAACCATCAGCGATACCACTTTCCCCGAAGATGGAATCACCAGCAGAATGTCATCATTCTGAAAAAATGACTTGGCCCGAACCGGATATGTCAGCGGGATTGATGTAATCGTTCCGGCAGATATGTTCGAGCCTATTGTATTCACGGCAAGGGCCGTGAGGGCCAGATTTGCAGCCCCCGAAAAACCCTGCATACCGGCAGAGGTAAGCGCAGATGCCGGAGGGGTAGGGTTCCAAAACCCTTGCCGTGGGACCCTGCCGGGGAAAAACTTCGGCGTCGTCAACCGGATGCCCGGTGTTGTTGTCACTTCCACGCGGTTCACTCCCGCGGATACCCACTGCCCGCGCCAAAACGAATCATAGGCCGCGAACTCGACAGATAGCATCAGCCAGGCCGAGTTATCCGGCATGATTACGCGGCTGTGCGCCCGGGTATTGGCCGAATAAAAAGCACCGGAATACACCGGACGCGGCTTTGCCCGCGCCGCAAGTACTTCAGCAGCCCACAACTGGGGGAACTCATAGTTCTCCGTGTCGGTGCCATGATCCCAGGTGCCAGTTGTCAATGCCGGTAAGCCGGTGCCCGGCTCCGTCCACAATGCGCCGGGCGTGGTGCCCGATACCGCGTGTCCGAAAATGAATTTCTTTTCTACGTCCACCGTGTTGCCCTCGATGGCATTTTCAGCCTCGTACAGCCGCGTGCCTTCGAAATCAAGCGCCGGGTCGCTTGCCTGCCGGATGCGCATTTGCGGCGCGGTCACGCTCCACCAGGTCAGATCAATGTCGACGAAGTCACCATTGATGTCCACCGCAAAGCCCTCCACGAAGCCTACCTCAATCGAGGTGCCTGCCGGCATAGGCGGCGTGTCGAATGTGAATGTGGCGAACTGGTACAGGAAATCGCTGAACGTGAACTCCGTACTGATTTCGTAGTAGTTCGTGCCCGACTGCCATACCGGCGTGTTTGGCAAAATCTGCGTCGTGGGGTTCCCGTTCACCACCAGATTCAGGCTCTGCGCTTCCAGCGTCTGCCCACCGGCCGACACAAAAAAACGAAGCACATAGCGCCACGGCAACGCGTATGCCAGGTCAAGTGTAGCCTCAATATTGACATTGAACGAAAAACGCAACACGTTTTCGTCCGAAAACGAAACGTTGGAAAATGTCGTAGTGTCCGGGAACGTGGACAATTTGTTCCAGTACAGCCCGCCATAACCTTCCAGGTAGTTGAACGTGTTGTTGTGCACATACTCGGCTACCACCTTGCGCACCGCGCTCATGTAGCCAAATGTGCCGCCTGCCAGGCGTTTCCCTCCGGCACTTTGCGGTACCGACACGTCGTAGGTCTGCGTGGCCGTGCTGCTCGTGATCGCCCCGGCCTTTGTGTACGACCGCTCGTAGAACTCGTCCTGCGACCGTTCATTCACCTGTTCGAATCGCCAACAGCCTGCCGAGAAGTAAAGCCTGGCGGCAAAGTGTGTGCATATTTCTGCAATCACATCGTAGCAGGAAAGGAACTTGTAGGAGCCGGTAGCGCTGTCGCTTTCCTTTTTTTCAGCGAACACGGTGCCGTTCACATAACTAAGGTACAGCGGGCATTTCGATGCGCCTGGCGTCCCGATATTGAAGTCCTGCCAGTTCACCACGGCACGCAGGTACACGTCGGATGTCCCCCAGTAGCCGAGCAGCGTGTCCTCGAATTGCAGCGCCCGAAGCAGGTGCTGCGACAGCCGGCCAAACCCAAATGGCGCATTCCCGTCCCTGTAATCAATTTTTTTCAGCCGGGCGATGCCGTCGGTCGCGGTAATGGAAAACCGGTACGGCGGATAAATGTCTTGGAACCCAGACATTTCCGGCAGCACATAGCCTACCCAGAACATCGTGGCGCCGCTGCCGGTGTTCACCGTGACCTTTACGGTGAAGCGGGTCTCACTCGAAGTGAGAATATCATCGTTGATCGCTTCGAGCACGGAAAGTGTGCCTTCGAGCACAGCGACGGGGATTTCCAATTTCGACCCTATGATGGGTGCGAACAGGTCGTCCGGGTCGCCGTCGTATCGGAGCGAGAATCCGCCCTCTGCCAGCGTGACCTCCGTGGCGGTGCCTGAAAATTCGGAATCATCCACGTACACCGTGTAGGTGTGCCCTTTTCTGTTTTTGAATGCAGAATACAGTCTGTTTGCCATCAGCGCGTGCGCCCCCTCCGTGCGGCGGCTCGGTCAAGTATGAACTGCAGATCGTCGCCCCGCACCACGGCCACCAATTGGCCTCCACCGCCTGCGCCGCCGCTGTCGCGGAATATCGAACGGAGTTTGCTTTCCGGTGTCACGATCTCGGGGTTTGTGCTGGCGCCAGGGTATTCCCCGATTAGGGCCAACGTCGGCTTTCGCACCACGCCACCCTCGGCGAGGGCTGGAACGCCGATGGCCGAAATCGCTCTTGTGAACAGCGCGGCGGCAAGACCCCCGGCGGCAGCGCCAGCGGCAAGGTTGAATGGGAACGGAAGACTACCAAGGGCCTTCGACACGGCAGCGGCCACGCCCTGCTGAATCCATGCGCGCACGATCTTGGCTGCAGCCGATACGGCAGCATTAGCCAGTTCTCCGAACGATGCGGCGCCCTGTGCGGCGGCATCTGCCACCGACTGCCCCACCACAAGTGCTATATTTCCGAGCGCATCTCCCTGCTCTGCAGCGATGTCCATAGCCGCTTGCATGGCCGACGAAAACCCGTTAAGGCCTTCGGTAGCCAGCACCATCACGTCGGCAATCTGCTGCCACGATCCGAGGTAGGCCGTATTGCTTTCTATTGCGCCAAGCGCGGTTTCTTTCAGGGCCTCAAGGCTGGCTTGCGCCTCGGATGTGTCCAACTGCACCACCGACGTCGGCACGCTGAGCGACGGCAGGGTTGGCAAGCCGGGCACCGCCGGCGAAGATGCCGACAACGACAACGGTTCCGGGGCCGACAACTTTTTCAGCGCATCGGTCACGCGCTGTATCTCGGCCAGCGCAGGTTCCACCACCGGCGGCGGTATTTCCGTCGCGTCAGGTGGCGTGGAGGTGCTTCCCAGCGCCGCATCGTACTGCCGGATGGCCGCGTATGCAACCTCCGTGAACGGTACAGGTATGGTGGCCGGCACGATGCCGGAAAATGCGGCCTGCACCGCCGCGTCTATCTTTTGCAGGGCCTCCAGCGCCGGCGACACGTCGGGAGGCGGAATCGGATCCGCCTCCACCTGGAATACCAGCGGCTCGGGCTGTTTTACCCCATCCACCGCCGCCTGTACGCGCTCGATCTCGCCGATGGCAGCGCCCACGAACGGAACCGGCACCACGATGGGCGCCACGGCATCGTTCACGCGGGCGATGGCCGCATCTATCTTGTCCATTTCGGCCAGCACGGCCTGTGTGGTGTTGGGCACGGCGAATCCTTTTTCGAGGGACTCGCGCATGTCCACCAGCATCGAGCGCAGGTGCTGCACCTCCTTTCCTGCCGGCTTGAACCCGGCCTCGAGGAGGCGTTCGATCTGGTTTGTGATCTCCGTGGCCTGCTCGCCGAACACATCGGCCCCGAGCACGTCGCCTTTTTCCGTCACGGCCCGGATGGACGCGAGCGCGTCCTTGTAGGCGTTCGCCTGTGCCTTCGACTCCTTGAACGCGCCTTTGGCGCTCTCCTTGTTCGAGGCCATGCGCTTGTCCCAGTTCTCCGAAAACTCAAGCGCCGCCCGCTGCGCCGGCGTCATGTCCTCCAGCGCGTCTTTTGCGTCTTCTACCGCCTGCCGTTGCTTCGTGAGAGCGTCGTACTGCCGGTTGGCGCTGTTGGCCCCGATGCCGAAGGCCTTGTCGAATGACTTGCCGAGTTCGTCGGCAGCTTTCGTCGCTTTTTTCACGTCGTCCTCCAGCGCCTTGATCACATCTCGCACCACCTCGCCACGGGCGGCTTCCTGCACGAAACTTTTTTCGAAATCCGTCCCGAACAGGCTGCGACCGGAGCGTTTCACCTCATCGCCGGTAAGGCCTTCGAATCCCTTTTCGCGCAATTGCTGAATGCGCAACTGGGCCTCGGCTGCCTTTGCAAATTGAGACTCTACAGCCACGGCCTTCTGGCGCTCGGCCACGCCGCGCAATATTTCCTGATTCAGCCCGGCCTGTATATCGGTCAACTTGGTGAGCGACGCCGTTTCCAGATCAACGCCCCGCAGGTAGTCTGGGTACACTTTTTTCAGTTCGTCTATTGCCGCGCGCCGTTGGTCGGTGGTGGCGGTAGCCGATTTCAGCACTTCGAAATTCTTGTTCAGTATGGCCGTCTCTCGGCCGGCTTCCTCGTTCACCTTGGCCTGTGCCTCGGCGAACATACGCTGCGACTCCGTGGCGCTGTCCACCCTCGACACATACGTAGCGATGGCCACGCCCAAGGCGATCACCACCGAAGCCGCCGCGATGAACACGTTCAGTCGTGCGGCGGTGTTCATGGCCGTGAGCGCGCCGGTGAGGCCCGTGCCGGCCACGGTGGCCGTCCTGAATGCCGCCACCATGGGCGCAATGCCCGACACGATGGATACCCACGCGCCTTGCAATAGCGACAGGCCCTTGATGGCCGGCCCCAGCGCAAGCGCGAATGCTCCGATGGACAGGATGACGGCCTGCGTGCCGCCGCTCAGTCCGGCAAAGGCATCGGCGAGGCCCACGATCCACTCGGAGAAATTATTGAGCAGGCCGGTGACGTTGAAGGTCTTGTTGATCGCCTCGCCCACGGTGGCCAGGCTCTGCCGGATGGCCACGCCCGCGTTGGTGAACGCGTTGGTGAGGCCTCCGGCCACGCGCGGCATGGTGGCCATGCGGTCGGTGATGCGGTTGATGAACTCGTCGGTGCTCACCCCGAGGGCCCGGATGGCCTCGGCGCTGGTGGTGCCGAACTCCTCCTTGAGCACCCTGGCGAGGCCCGGCATGTTTTCGAGGATGATGGACAAGTCCTCCTGGAGCAGCCGCCCCTTGCCGATGATCTGCGTGAACTGCTTTGTGACGGCATCGAGTTGGTCGGCGCTGCCGCCGGTGCTGGCGATCTGGTTGCCGAGTTCGGCAAGGATCAGGCGCGCCTTTTCGGCGGATATGCCCACGCCCTGCAAGCGCACGGAGCCTTTCACGGCCTGCTCGAAGTCGAGGCCCGGGGCCAGCGCGGCCACGCGAAGGGCGTTGATCTCGGCGGCGGCTTCGCCGGCGCCACGCCCGACGGACTCGAACGTCGTCGTCATGGCAAGCGTGAGCGACTCGAACTCTGCAGCGGTCTTGAGCGCCAGCCCGCCGATGAGGCCGAGCGGTGCGCTCACGGCTAGCGTCATCTGCTCGCCCAGCGCGCCCATGCGCTGCACAGAGGCCCGCATGTCGCGTTCCACCTTGGCGAGTTGGCGGCTGAAGTTCTTGTCCAGCAGGCCGAGCCGTATGTTCAGGTCACTGACTGATGCCATCTGTTTTAGGTCGTTTTTCCGGGTGCTTGGAGTAGTACCACTCGTCGGCCTCCCGGCTAAATTTTTCGAAATCGGCCTGCTCTTGGGCGGTAAGTGGCGCGGATTGAACCGCCTCCGCTTTCGGCTGCTCCCACGGGAACTTGAACAGATCCTCCGGCTTCTTGAACCGGTTCTTGGAGTCCACGGTTTTCACGATGTAGAACGCGCCGATGCGCGTGCGCTCCCATTCTGCCTGCTGCGCCCGTTGGTAGGCGGTTTGCCGGGCAGCCAGCCAGCGCGGCGTGCTGCTCCAGAATTCCCGCTCCGTCATGCCGCACTCTGCAGCGGACTCGATCAGCGTCTGCCAGTCGATGTCCTCGGCTTCGTCCTGGGCGGCGCCCACTCCCTCTTTTTTTTTGCGTCGCCGTCTTCCTGCTTCTGCTGCGGCATCGAGGCAGCCAGCAAGTTGAATACTTGTGCGCTGGCTGCCGTATCGGTCAGTAGCCAGCCTGCCACCTGTGCCGGTGTGCAGTCGAGGGTCTCGCCGCGCTCCGTGGCGGCATAGTCCAGCGCCGTATGTACAATGTCTGCCAGTACGACCATGCTGATCTGATCGGTGGCGTCCACCAGATCGTCGGTATTGTCGCTTCCGACGATCTGCGAAATCTCGGCCAGTTGACGAAACAACAGGCGCAAGTCGCGCATGTACTTGCGGCCCGTTGTTTCTTCGTAGCGGTAGGCCACCTCGAATGTGAAATTTACCGGGCGCTTGCGCCCGCCGATGGTAAGTTGCTGCGTAGTCATCGGCTTTCACATTAGGAAATGGTTGCTTCGGTCAAGGCGCCCTTGCCGGTCAGCGTGAACGTGTAGGTGGCGGCGGTATTGATGCCGCTGGCGTTCAGTTCGAGCGAGGTAACGATGCAGTTGCCGCTGTACTTTTTGTCGCCGGTAACGGCGTTCTGAACGACCACGGGCACCGTGTCGCCGTTGATCTGAGCGTCGAGCAGCTCGCTGTAGCCGTTGGTCGCATCGAAGGCGAAGTTTGCGCTTCCGCTGACCGTCCAACTGATCGTGCCTGGTTCGGCGTCTGCCCACGAGATGTCCGTGTCCTTGCAGGTGGTGTCGAACGTCTCGGTCGTCACGGTCAGCGTAAGGTCGTTTTGACAGGTGATGGCTACCGGGGTGCCACTCCCGGTATAGATTTTCATGAACTTGGAAAGTACTGTGCCTGTGGTAGCCATAGGTAGTGTTTGTTTATTTGTTTGCGAATCTGTGTTTTATTCTCCTTCGGCTTGCTTGGGCTTTTTGCCCCACTTCCATGCAGAGGTAGTCGTTTCTGCCAATTCAGGCTCTGGCAATGGCGGGGGGTCTACAGCCTCCTGACGTTCCACCGTCGTACTTTTTTCGGCGATGCGCTCGGGCACTACGCACTCCGTAGCCGGCTTTGCCTCCGGCGCGTACTTGCGGCTGCGGATGGACTTGTCCACCTCCTTTGCAAAGCCCTGCGACACCAGGCGCTCGCCGTCCGGGTCGCTTACCTCTCCCACCCATCCGGGCTGATAGGTGCGCTTGCCGTCTTGGTATGTTTTAATGAATTGAATTTTCATTTTAACCCTGCTTTTGTGATGTGATTGTCTATTTCCCGGCGCAATAGTTCGCTTGCGGCTCGGAGCGTTTGTTGCCCGGCTGCCGCTTCGGCTTGCGCCACGAAGTAGCGGCCGCTCATGCGCCGTGTGCCAGCCTCCACCATGCCGGCGTAGTAAGCGTCGGTGCGCGCGCCTACGAATCGGCCCACCGCGTTTCCCTTGGCCAATTTTGGACCTACGAACACCGCATCGGAGCGCCGGAACGTAAGGATTTTGAACGAGCGCTTCAGATTGCCCGGCGCATAAGTGGCCAGGCGCTTGCCGCTGCCTTTTTTGGCACGGCGCGTACTGCCTTGCGCGTACCGGTAGTGCGGGCGATCAGACACCGGTGCACGGCCCTGAATAGCCGAAATGAGCAGCCCGCCGGCTTGCCGGAATGCGTCCCGGCTTGCCTTGCGGCCATGCTCGCCGACTGCTTCCATTTTTTTGACCAGAGCCGTCACTTCTGCCTGCATCAGTTGTATCTCGCTCATCGGTGTATGATTTCGTAGGTGGCTTCCCGGAGGTAGGTCAACATAGCCTCGTCGCGCCCGTCGCGGCTGCCGAGGTACTGAATCACTTCTGCTGTCACGCCTCCGGCGGTGCCGCTGGCGGCATCGAGCGCGGCACGCACGGCGGCGTCTATGCTGTCGAGCACATCGTAGGCGTCCTGACCTTCTCGGGCTTCCTGCCAGATGTACAGCGTCACTACGGCTGTATCGTGGTTACCTGCGCTGGTTTTGCTTGGATCCAGCGGCTTGTTGTCTACCATGTACACGATGCAGGGGTATGCCGCATTCTGGGGCATGAAAACCGGGTAGATGCGCGTACCCACCAGCGCGGTAACGGCGCTGGTGCTCGTGAGTTTGTTGTACAGGTAGCGGCCTACTTTCATGTTCTACTCCTGAATTTGGCAGGTGAGGTGCATGTATGCGTCTCGCCCGTCGTCGTGGATGGTAAGTATGTTGTACAGGTTGTCGCGGTACTTCACGCGCATCTTTTTGTCCAGCCCGGCCCGGTATCGGATCGTGAACACCAGGCGGGATGTAGCCACCAATTGGTCGCCTTCCACCTGCTCGGCATTGCCGGTATTTCCGGCGTTCACGGCAGCCCACACGGTAGCCAGGCACGACCAGGTAAGTAATTCCTGACCGGCTTGACCGCGCGTAGCCGTTGATTGCTCGATATCAATGCGGCGGTTCAGATGCCCGATGCGCGTGCGCTTGCTCATTTTTTCACGCTTTGCGGAATCAGCGAATCCGTGAACCACACCCGGGCAATGAAAATGACAGCACCGAAAATAGCCCCGATGTAGTTCTGGATGCTTTCGCCATTGCGCAGCCCTTCGATCACGTCAATCGCCGTCGGGTAGGCCGCTTGGATGGACGCAATCTGCTCGTCGGACACATCAGCGCCCAACCAGCCGAAAAGCAAGTTGCCGCCAAATACAGCAAACACGGTGAGCGCAAACAGCGCGACTTTGGATTTGTACCAGGGTTTCACAGGGACGGGTTCGGGTGTTTTTGCTACGTTAGACATACACTTTTTTGTTTTGTGTGAAATATAGGTTGTTTCAAAATAATCATGCCGAAAAACGGTACCAGGGATGCAAAAGCGCCTCGCTGGCCCGTGGGAGCGTGTTGGGCGGGTCTTCGCGGTTTTCGTACAGGTGCCCTACCATGAGCAGCAATGCGCTGCGGATGTCATTCGGCACGCTGTCGGCGCCGAGGCCGAACCCGGCTTTGTAGGTGATCGTGACGGCGTTTGGGCGGGTGGTAAGGCCGGAAGGGTAGGTGTACCCAATTTTGGGCACGATGACCTGCTGGCCGTTGATCCGGCCCGTGGTGTATTCGTCGGCGTCCCACGTCTGCGTGTCGCCCGCGCTGTCAACATACGTCACCGACGTGATGCTGATCAGCGGGGCTACACGCAGCAGCACGGGCTGGTCGGAATTGGCTGGAAAAGCGGAATGGTACTGATCAATGGTCTGTTCGATCAAGGCAAGGCCGTATGTGCGCTCCACCGTGGCAGCAGCGGTGCGAATGTAGGCCCGCACCAGATCGTCGTCGGCGCGCAAGTCTTCGTTGCGCAGGTGCATGCGCACCAGTTCCAGCGTAACCGGCAACTCGATCCCGGGCGTGACGACCTTGTAGGCCTCGTATGTCTTGTCGTGTGTCATGTTCTTATGTGACGGTCATGTGATCGTGATTGGGTTACATCTCTTTCAGGCCGCACCAGCGGCTTTCGTACCAGCCCTTGAGCGCAATGAGTTGCGCCGATATGACCGGGATGCCGTTGGGCCACACATACTCCTGCACGCGGGCTTTCTGAAACCGGCCGGAATACTGCGGCTGAATGAACCGGGCATATTGCTGGTTGGTGAAGTACTCGAATGTCAGCGTATTGAAAAATCGCTTGTGCGTCGGGTCGCCGAATGCGCCGGGGCCGTTCACGCTCGGTACCTCGATGAGCAGAAAGCCGCCCGGGGCGAGTATGCGGTAGCACTCGTTGAAAAAATTGATCGGGTCGTCGAGGTGCTCCAACACGTGGTAAGCGCGGATGACACCTATGCTGTCGTCCTCGATGTCCCAACGGTGGGCATTCAGGTCTTGAATGATGTCGGCGTCCAAAAGGTCAACGGACAAATACCCCTCCGGCTTGCCGATGCGGCCGCCCAGGTCGAGACAGTCGAGCCGCCGGTCGGCAGCCCAACGCATGTACATTTCTTCGGCATGACGGCAGTAGTTGATGTCTACCTGCGCCTGTATTTCGGCGTTGCGGTTGCGCCCGTTGCTGGTATTGCCCGGGTGAATGTGGTAGATGTACAAGCACTCGTCAATATGGTAGAAACCGCGCTCCCCGAAGGCCCGGTAAAACCGGCACACCAGGTCATGGTCGTCGCCCACGGCGAGCGATACGTCGTAGCCGCCTATTTCGCGGTAGGCATCTTCCCGGAATGCACGCACGTGGTTGGGCGCCCACTCGATGCGGCGCATGTAGTGCGCCTGCTCTGGGAATGCCACGTTGCACTTGCCGAATATATTTTCATCCCACTCCACCTCGCGGTGCCGCCATCCGTATTTTGGGCCGTACAGGTTGTTTGTCCCGTCTGGCAGTATTTCGATACTGTTCGAGTAGACAAATTTTACCTGCGGCTGGTGCATGAACACGCTGGCGATGTCTTCGATGGCTGTAGGCGTCAATTCGTCGTCGTAGTCCAGTTCCACCAGGATATCGCCGGAACAATTTGCGCAGGCCACGGCCTTGAGCGTCCCAATGCTACCGCTTTCACCGTAGGAAAAGATTTTCACAAGGAACGGCGCATCGTCCAGCCCGGCAGGGCGCCAGAACTCGGCTTTGCCGTTCATCAGGAGCACCCACTCGGTGGGCTTCACCGTCTGAGCGCACAGGCTGCGGTAAGCGCGCATAACGGTATCGTTGTCCTGCTGGTGGATAGGTGTGAAGACGGATATGGTCATACGGTTATTTTATTTTTCCGGCAATCTTTCCGATTCCGGCTATTGCGATCCCCGATATTTTGCCAACATTGGCAAGCAGCACGCCGGCAACCTTGGCGATTTCGCCGGACGGCGGCGGGCCGGAGTCAATAACGCCGTGCCACGGCGAACCATCGGCAGACAGTTCGAGCGTGTCCGGGTCAATCCCCGAACCAACAACAACACTGGCCCACGGTGAACCGTCGGCTGAATGTTGCAACTCTAATATGTCTGCCTTTGTAATCATTCGATACCAAGTTGAGCACGCAGCGCGGCGGCTGCTGCCTCAAGTTCTTCCAGTTCGATTTCTTTGGCTTGTATTTCTTTGAGGTCGGCAAGCCGTTTTTCGGCGGCGGCACCTATGTCCGCTTTTTTGGCATTGCCGTCCAGTTTAATCATTTCAGCGCGGGTTTCCGTCACCAGAACCCAAACCCGCTTTTTCCCTGAAACATCATTTTCCTCCCGAACAACTACGGGGACGTCGAGGTACTTTTCTCTTTTCATTGTGTGCAAGATATTGAACCTACATAAGTATTTGAGTTGCCTGCTATGTACCAAGACTTAAAGTAAATTGGCACAATGCCGTCCACGTCAGGCGTAAACGTTATTGTAAGTTGCTGCCAGGACGTGTTGTTTGCTGCGGTCTCTTCATCAGCCACGACTCCGGCAATGTTGTAAACCTCGTCTTCAACAAAGATTGAGCACCCTACATTGGTGGCATGGTCTTTTTTTACCCAAGCAGAGAAGGTTACGAGAGAAGCCGCAGAAACAGCGAACTCCCCTAACTTAAACATGACAGGGTTCGAGGCGTTTGCGTCGGCGCTCGAATGCACTACCCGCCATGCTACTGGCTCTGTATCGTGCACTACTGACGACTGTATATTTACCGTGGCACCATTGGCAAACCCCCAATGATTTCCTGGCGTTTGGTCGTGGTCATAAGACCAGATGATGCCTGTTGTGTTTGTAGTGAACGTAAACTCGGTTGAATCTGCAATAAGGCAGTTTTTAAGCAGAGCGCCAGGCTGATACATATACCTATACAGCGCGTTGCCGGATGCTGATATGGACGAGGGGGAGCAATTGGCAAAACGGCAGTTGATAAACTTTGACTGCTTGATGGTCGCGCCAGCGCTACCGCAGGAAAAAAAGTCACAATTAACAGCAATGTTCGAGCCGCCGAATATAATTGCGCTGGAGCAGGCCAAAAACCTTGAATCCAGGAATAAGTTATTTAGCCCGTCAGGCATGGAGGCCCCAGTGCTACACCCTGACGAGACGCAGTTTTTTATCGTGGTTGCGGTACAGGTATTGCCAAGGGCAAAGCCGCCAGAGTAGCACCCGCAAACAAAGTTTTCTATGACATGGCCTGCGCTAATTGAAAACAATGTTCCCTGCCCGTTAACTTGAGAGTGAAAGTATGTATACCCATCCTGAAGCCCGCTGGATGTGTCCCATCCGCCGCTGTATGTAGACTTTGCCGGAGGACTTCCCTGCTCGTTGATGGCCATAAAGTTGCTCGTCACGGCTGACACATACGGGTTAACGATGTGCATTGTGTTTGTTCCTGTTGTGCCGTACCAACCGCGCCCGCCAAGCGCAGTATTGACTGAGTCAATTATTACCGTCGTCTCGTTTATTGATTGAGGAACATAGAAGCAATCCCCTTGCCAGCCAAAAAAAGAGCGGTGCGTAAAGTCGTTCGCGGCAACTATATTTTCAACAGAAAACGCTGTTGTTCCAGGATCGCTATTTGCGTAGATTGCCACGGACTGGATACTGGAGCCAAGGGCGGCCCCGTAATCGCAGACCATTGTGTGGTGTGACGAGTTGGCAATTGTGGCCGGGATGTTCATTTCGTTCACAATCACATCACCTGTGGTGTCACTGCACAAACATATTTTGTAAGTGCCGCTCGATATGATTTTGTAGGTGGTTGGCCTGAACCAAAACGAAAGTTTTTCATAAGCGGAAAAATCCTGCGTACCGCCAAGGCCGATATAACATACTTTCCCGGTAGTAAAAGCGGCCCCCGGAGTCACTACCAACGCGCTTGCTCCGATCTTTCTGGTTGCGGTAGTGCTAAGGGTGATGTTTGCGGAGGCCGTCCAGCCTGTTGATGCGTTCGTGACAGTCTTTGTCAGCGCGCTTGCAAGGGTGACAGTTTTCGAGTTTGCTGTGAATGTGGCATTAACGCCGGTTGATGTGGCCGGGGTTTTTGGGAACTTGAAAAAATCACCTGGCTGAATACGTGCTGCGGTTGCCCCGCTATTCACCGTTTGCCATGCATCAGCCCAGGAAGAGCCGCCGCGCGGCGTGACTGTGCCGAACGGATTCGCCGTCGCCCGCCAAGTAGCGTCGTCAAGATCGAAGTTATCCGCATCCACGACCGTTATTTTCCAGGCACCATTAAGCCATGCAGTGAACAAGGTAAGATCAACCACGGCCCCCGTAACGAGGCCGTGGCCGGTCT